TTTAGCAATCAGTGGACAGATGAAAAGACTGTTTACTTACTCCCTTCTGTTTCAGTATCTCTAGAAGAGTATTGTTTAGATATTTCATTTCTGTGTTTTAAGTTCTACACCTTTGTCGAATACAGAGTGTATGAAAGTGTATGAACATTAGAGAAGAAACTAAAGAGTTACACGATCTTGTAGAGGAAACAACCTTTGCTCTTCGTCTTCTCAACGGTGAGACGACCGACATGGACTACGTTCGATATCTTAATGCCCAGTATGTTATCTTCGAAGCAATCGAAGTTTTTGGTGAAGTTTACAGGGGTTACAAAATCCCACATTCTTCTCTGGCAAGATGTGATTCTATAGTCAAAGATCTTGAAACCCTTGGTAAAATTCCATCAATTTTTGACACCCCTAAGTCGGCGATTCGATACTCAAATTATATTCTGGGCGAAGATGAAGATGACACAGAGTCATTAAATTCTCACTTCTATCTTAACTATCTGGGTATGGTATTTGGTGGGAGCATTATCGCAAAGAACATTCCTACTCCGGGTCACATGTATAAATTTAAGGATCGTCAAGAATGTATTCGTTCGATTCGTGACCTGACCTTGAACACGGAAAAGGTGAAGCAGGGTTTTAGGTATCATATAGATATTATGGAAGAGTTAGAGGAAATGCGAACAAATGCAAGCGTGGAATGAGTTCATCGATTTCAGTGAGTATCTGAAAACCACAATGAGTGGATACTGTGGGTCGCCTAGCGTTGAGGTCGTCGATCAACATACTAACTACTACTACGCTTCCGAGAAGACTGATCTGGCACACATATCCATCATTGATATGAGAGAAAGTAAGAAGATGTGGATGATGCATGTGGCGTGTTACTCTAAGAGTGAATATCCGATGCCTATCTATGGTTTTGATGTAATATGCGGCGCTCGCAAAGTGACTGGATGTTTTCATGACATGTCACCCACAACCTCTGGTAATTATTCTAAGGCGAGTGAAGACTTCAAAGCCAATGTCGCACCGTTCATCCCGAAGCGCACCAGAGATCTACCGCCATGGGCAAAGGAAATATTCTCTGATCATATGGTTGTTGCAGGAGCAACAGATGATGTGACCGAGATTAAAAATCTTGTACATATGGGCAAAGAAAATCTTCATGCATGGTTCAAAGAACTGGAAGACAAGACGCCACTCCAATCAGACCATGCGCGAATTGTAGATTATAGCCACAATCGTGCTAAGTACTGTAAGAATCAATTAGAAAATACCAACTCGAAAAACGTTATGGTTTCACTAGGGTTAGAGGAAGATTATGTCAACCAGTTCAAAAAGCGCCAGTTCCCGTATTAAAAAAGCGTTGTGGTATTCGACTGGGATGATCTCGCTCGGTCTCGCTTACATCGGGTTCATCACCCCTGGCATACCGTTCTCTATTTTCCTAGTGTTCTCTGCGTATTGTTTCTCTAAATCCTCTCAGCGTATGCACGACTACCTGTACAATCACAAACACTTCGGGCCCTTTCTGACGAACTGGATTGAGAAGAGAATCTTCCCTCAACGAATGAAGTACGCGATGATAGTGGTTATGTCATCCTCGATCGCTTTTCTGTGGTTCACCACTTATAATCTCGTTGCCGTTCTATGGTCAGGCGGTTTCATGGCTGCTGTGGCTGTCTGGGCGTGGCAATATCCAGGGTCTGAAGATGAATATCAAAAGAAAGCAGAAAAATAGTTATAAGGAGATATATTATGAAAGAAGCATTCGTCTACCTATGGTTTGATACTAAAAACCGTATGTTCTATCTGGGATACCACAAAGGAACCCCAGATGATTCATACACTCATTCGTCTAATGTAATGGAATCATTCACCAAAACCTCTATTCCTTCCTATATGCGTAGAAGAATACTCGCAATGGGTACCGAACAAGAGATGATTGAATTAGAAAACAAATTGCTTGACAATCGTAAGGAAAAATGCTGGGACAAATACTATAATGTCACAGTAGCATTTCCACCACCTCCTATGTATGGTGAAGATCATTGGAATTGGAAAGGGGGAGTATCGTTTCATCCTGAATATGCACGTGAATGGCGTGAAAAGAATCGTGAACGGACCCGTGAACGGGAACGTGAATATTATGCTAAGAATCTTGAACGGACCCATGAACGGGACCGTGAATATTATGCTAAGAATCGTGAACGGGTCCTTGAACGGGCCCGTGAATATTATGCTAAGAATCCTGAAAAGAAACGTGAATATTCACGTGCATATTATGCTAAGAAGAATATCAAAAAAGAAACAAAAACGTTTGACATTATAAGATAATTGTGGTATTATGATACTTGAACGACACAGATATAAAAAGAGTAAAAACGATTGGGTCATATTTGAGACCCAAAATTTAGAATATGAACCCTACGAATATTCGCCAGAAAATATTAGATTGTTGTCACAAATGATACGTGATAAACTAAATGTTAAATATCTTTCCAGCATATATAAAGAAGCTAACAAGACAAACCCATTGTTTGGTCATTGTTATCATTCTACACAGGCCTTGTATTTCTTTTTTAATTGTGATATACTAAAGCCTTTTAGTGGCAAAGATTCCCTTGGGAATACTCACTGGTGGTTGCAAGATGACGAGGCAATCATTGATGTAACGGCGGCACAGTACGACAAAATCGACTGTGATCCACCTTACGAAGTGGGAAAACCATCCAAGTGGTACGGATGGAAGAACAGACCGCATAAGAGAACAATGAAACTTATGTTAGATGTTCAACCAACATCTCGTCTATACAAGACTGATCCTAAAGACAGTCTTACAACTTAAACCTACGACTAAATCGAGGAAAATAATATGAAATTTGAAAATAACTATAATCAGAGTCTGAGACAAGAAGGCAGAGTCAAGGCAACAACCAAAGAAATTTGGCGGGTTGAGTTAAGTCCATCATCTAAAAAATATATTGTTGATATTACGCGAGAAGAACTGACTGAAGAACACGTTGAAATCACAAAAAATATATATGAAACGATATGGAAAAACTCAGAGCCTACATACTTTGGGCCTGATATTCACCAATCAATTGAATTCAGTCACTTTGAACTAATACCAATTGATCAGACAGTCAATCAGATTCATCGGACAGGTGGCCGGGTGAAAGATGGGGCAGCACAAATTGTACATCGAAGTCTGGCAAAAGGCTACAAACTTACAAACTTGCCGCCGGCCGTTCTAAGAGTTGGTAACACAGATCACTGGTTGACTGGTGATACTCGCAAAGAGTATTTCGGTAAAGTCGGCCGCAATTTTATCCTTGTCGCGGTATTCAGACCAAAAGCATCTGCATCAAAATTTGATATCGATGATGCGGTTTCGGTTATGGGTCAGGTATTACAACCAATTAATGCTTCAAATCCCAACACTGTCGAAGATGTCAAAGCGGCCCTTAGTCGACAATGTGAGGTTTGGAAGTCTTCAAACGGCACAGCAGGCGTCAGTCCTTATGACCTCGATGCACTGATCAAACGAGTCAGTGTAATTGGTTCTAGGTTCTCGGACACACCACGGTATAACATCGCTTATGGTGTTTATAACAATTATAACCCAACATCTGTTGTTGCTTCATGGTCCTCTGATGTGAAGGCTGCGTTCCGTATCGAAAGTTATATGCGTAACTTTAAACTGCAAGACAGTGATAAAATTATTTACATGTGTAAAGCCGCATCGACGGTTTCTAAGGTGTTTACAAGTGCTCTTTCCGTTGCAGCCGCAAACCCAGAAAAAGAGATTCGTGTTGTATTCCACACAAGTACTCTAACGGGTGGCGATCCAGAGTCGAGTTATCACAATGTTGCAGTCTCTAACATTGATAAATTTGAACAGATGATCACAAACGCCAATATCGTTACTAAAGGTTGCATTTCTAACATTAAGGTCTATGGATTTTTACCCGCCGTCGGTTCGATCCACAGTTTTAATGAACCGGTTTTATACAATCCTACGTCCAGAACTTTGTACCAGAGAAAATCTGAATATATGTTCGACATGGATGCGGCCGAGACATTAGGAGATGTATCTTGAATAAAATTCAAGTTAAATCATAACAACTTGAAAATATATCATGTAAAAAAATAAAAAAACTTCCTTTTTTACCCTCGCAAGTCATTGATTTATCGGGGGTTTTTTTCTTTATATTTCTTCTTATAAATCAGTAACTTATCGCTTGTGTTTTCACATCATCTACTGTATAATTACTATGTAATCAACGAGAAGAGAGAGACCTAAAGATGGAAAAAATGACAAAGACTGCTGCATCTTATGAGACTTATGCCGAGTACGTTGCTGCTCGTCGTGCAACACGTCACCACGTCTTGCCTGAGACCTTGTGGACTGCATTGAGAAAAGACGAGACCTTGTGCAACCCTCGAATGGCAGAAGGGTTTGCCGAGTTTGAGGCTGCGTGGGAAGTGAAAGATGTTTCTTTGAGATTAGACCCTAGTAAACCCGCTTACGTTGTGAGGACTGTATAATGATTAACTATAAAGCATTTGATGTTGCTGTTGTTGGTGAGACGATTGGTTGGAAATCTGCTGCTGGTTATCTTGAAGGTGAGATTACCCGAATCGACACTCGCAAGAACACGGCGTGTAAAAAGACTATGAGTGACTGGGTGTTGGTTGAGTTAGACCCTTACTTTGCTCGATTCGAAGGTGAGAAGGCGTATCTCAACGCAAACTTTCTGATGGGTGGTGGTAAGTCTCGCAGAATTCGTGCTGGTGGATACAGCCCTTATGCCGAGTATGTTGCGAAGAGACGATCATTCGGTGATGCTGTCATGTCAGAAAGAGAGTTTGATCGGTTAGTATCTCGTTAAGAGGGGTTTTACGATGAGTTCACGCTTGCGAAAATTGCTAATTATTGCTACGTGGCGTGACTCATCGATTTTTTTATTGATAATGAAGGAGATATAAAATGGTGTATGATGATTACTTTTTATCCTACTCAGACGCAAGATCAAATCTCGCGGTCGCCAACTCTGTACTCAAGACGTTGATTTCAGCAGCCGAAGGAAATAGTGAAACGGTGCTTGAAATTGCGTTAAACTTAGCGAAAGAGAATGTGAGTGAATTGGATGAATACTTGAAGAAGGTTTGATTATGGAAAATGAAAAACGTTATGGTAACCCGAGAGAGGTATTTGTTGCCCTTGCTGTTGGAGTGCTTATGTACCTTGGCTTGGTCTTGGTGCTTGTTGATGCTCTTAATCGGCCAGAAGTTCTTATAAGTACTTCATCCGGTAAGTGTGTTGACGTGATTAACTTTATCGAAGAGAATAATTATACCTGTGATAATAAACCACCTAAGTATAGTGTTACTTGGGTACAATAAAAGGCGTGAAAATGAGCAAAGTGTCATTGGTAGGATTGACAAAACCGTCAGCATCAACTGGATGTAATACCGCAAACGATTTGATTGCGTATTCTGCAAGGGTGAGTAACCCAGGCAATCAAAACAATGCGGTTACTTCGGCGAAACTTCTGAAGTATCTTATTCGAGAGAATCATTGGTCTCCATTTGAAATGGTATCAATGACCTTAGAGATTCAAACAACCCGTGATATCTCACGACAGATCATAAGACATCGGTCGTTCTCGTTCCAAGAATTTAGTCAGCGTTATGCTGTGAGTGAAGATTTTGTTCCAAGAGAGGCAAGATTACAAGACCCTAAGAACAGGCAGAACTCAATCGAGATCGCGAATGATGATGATCGGTTAGTTGAAAACTGGAGCATGAAACAACGTGAAGTTATCAACAAGAGCAAAGAGGTATATAAGTGGGCACTTGAAAATGGTATTGCGAAAGAACAAGCCCGAGCAGTGTTGCCCGAAGGAAACACTCAGACTACTCTGTACATGTCTGGCACACTTCGATCTTGGTTGCATTACTGTGATCTTCGAAGAAGTAATGGGACACAGAAAGAACATATGGAAGTAGCAGAACAATGTTGGGAGATTATCAAACAGCATTTCCCTGATATCACCAAAGCAATTGATGGAGAAGTTAAATGAATAAAAATGATATTGTGTCGATCGTGACACTGACCGGTGAGTTTGTAGGCAAGTTTGTTGAAGAAACATCTGAACAATACGTGATTGCTGATCCTCGACTTCTGACTCAAACTGAAAGCGGCGTTGCGTTTATCCCTGCTGTATGCATGACTGGGATACAGGAACCCGACGAAGTCAGATTCAATAAGGGAACGGTTGCGTTTGTAATTAAGACCGCAACCGAAGTTGAACGTGAATATCGAAAGTCTACGAGTGGTATTATCATATGAACGCAAAGAAAGCAAAAATGATGCGCAAAATAAAAAAGCTTGCACGTAAAGATAAAAAGTTGTATAATAGTCTTTCACATCATGAGAAGGCTATTCTTGGTGAGGTGTACAAGATTGCTATAAAAAATATGGGGTAAAAAATGAATATATTTTATCTAAACAAAGACCCTTTTCTTTGCGCAAAAGATCACTGTGATGCTCATGTGTGTAAAATGACGGTCGAATATGCCCAGCTTCTGTCCACTACTCATCGAGTAGTAGATGGTGACTTTTGGTACGGTCGATCAACAAGTGGTCGAAAAGTCCAGAGGTATTTTCATCCAGATAGTGTTATGAATCACACCTTGTACAAAGCGTGTCATGTAAATCATCCATCTACAATCTGGGTAAGAGAATCTGCTGATAATTACAATTGGTTACATTCTCTTTGGTTCGAGTTGGCGCATGAGTATGAACATCGTTATGGTCGTGTACATGAATCGTATCGAAAGTTAGAGTATTTTCTACTACTCCCTCCTTCGAAATTAGAAAGCAAAGGGTTCACAGAACCAACACCAGCAATGTCACAATATCCTCAATGTATTGTCGAAGGTGATTCAATGACTTCATACAGACAGTTCTATTGGGAAGACAAGCGATCATTCGCTAAGTGGACTAAACGAGAGGCTCCAGAATGGTGGAAAGAGTATGAACGGAAAGGGAAGCAAACCGAGACCAATTTCAGTGGACCCGAAAACGTTTAATAATAACTGGAATAAGATCTTCAACAAAGACAAAAAGGTTGTGAAAAAGAAAACGGGAGATAAAGATGGCGCCCAGAGTTAAAAAGTTTACACCTAAAGAAAAAAAGACTATAACTCCAGCCCCAGATTGGAAGAAACTCCAAGCGGCAGAGACAGAAGAAGATCGTCTTAAAGCGTGGCGAGATTGTGAGTATTTTGTTCATATGGAAGTGAGTAACAAAGAATACCTACACTCAGCAAAGAAGTGGGTACGTGATCATAGTGGTTGGGATTTGTACAGTGAAATGATCCGTGTACCAGATGTGTATCTTTCAACGATTTGTAAACACGGGTGGAAAGCATATAGACTTGGTTACATGCCCGAAAAGATAAAAGGTCAGTTTAAGACCCAACTGTTGTCGATGATAAATCGTGTTGAGAAACTTCGTGAGACAATGACGTATAACCCACCAATTCACTCAAGTTTAGATGACCTAGATGACGATCATCCTCTTCATGTCACAAAAGTTAAGGAGTGGCTTGAACATTGGAAAAAGTATGCTGCGTCTTTCAAGAAAAATGAAACGCCCACAAAAGAGGAGGTAATCGCCCAAACATATGTTTACAACATTCAGATGTATTTAAAGTCTGGTGTATGGCTCGATTCACACTATGGTGAACTTCGAGAGAATAAAGTCAACTATTTGTGTATCGCACCAGCATTCGATAAAGATGGTTTAATTAAACGAACCGTTGGTGTATTTTATAAGGACGTAGGACAAATCTGGTCTAAGGAGTTAGAATGACTATTAGTGGTATGATGATGAACAAGAACAAGTTTTCGAAAAGCATCGAGGAGATTGTTCGTTATAAAAATCTTAGTTACATTGATGCTGTGTTGTACTTCTGTGAGAAAAACAAACTTGATGAAGAAGATGTGAAGAAATACATTTCAGGACCAATTAGGAGTAAGATCGAAGCAGAGGCAATGAAATTGAATTTCATTCCTCGGGGTAACGAATTGTCTTTCGAATAAATAACGATTGACTTTTCATTTTTTTTATAGTATAATGCTATTCTTATATAATGTATAACGTGGATAATCTGTAATACAAAACATACAAAACATACAAGGAAATATATATGTCGTTTTCAAACCTCAAGCGTAATCGCAACTCTATCTCTGATCTCGTCTCTGCCGCAAGCGCAGGTGACGCACCCACTGATAAGAAGTCCTATGTTGACGAGCGACAGTGGAAACCCACTGTTGATAAAGCAGGTAATGGGTACGCTGTTCTGCGTTTTCTACCTGCTCCCGAAGGTAATGAACTCCCATGGGTTCGATACTGGGATCACGGATTCAAAGGTCCAACTGGTCAGTGGTATATCGAAAAGTCTCTGACTTCGATTGGTCAGCAAGATCCTGTTGGCGAATACAACTCTCGTCTCTGGAACTCTGGTGTAGAATCAGACAAAGAGACTGCTCGTACTCAGAAGCGTCGACTTCACTATGTGTCAAATGTTCTGGTCGAATCTGACCCGGCTAACCCACAGAACGAAGGCAAAGTCTTCCTGTACACTTTTGGTAAGAAAATCTTTGATAAGATGATGGATGTGATGCAACCACAGTTTGCTGATGAGACCCCTGTAAATCCCTTTGATTTTTGGGAAGGTGCTTCATTCAAACTGAAGATTCGAAATGTTGAGGGTTATCGTAACTATGATAAGTCAGAGTTTGCTTCGCCAGCACCGTTGTTGAATGGTGATGATTCGGAACTAGAACAGATCTATGAAGGGTTATATGATCTGAATGAGTTTACGGATCCAGCGAACTACAAGACTCGTGAGGAACTCGCTGATCGTCTTGCTCTTGTTCTGGGTCAATCGAACACAACTCGTCAAGAGATTTCGATGGATACATCGAGCGCACCAGAACCAATGAAAACTAGTAGTCCTGTGCAACCACGAGAATCTAGTGAGTCAATGAGCGCAGATGGTGAAGAGGATACTCTTTCATACTTTGCGAAACTTGCCGCTGAAGATTAACTCTTAGTATAAACCTTAAAGGTTATGGGGGGACGAAAGTCCCCTTTTTTTATGCTCCGGCATATGCGTCTGATCTTGTTCCGTTAGACATTGTCGCAGAGGGCATAAAAGAATTCCCAAAACCAGACACACTGGTTTGATTGCTCACACTTGTAGGTGCGTTAGTGTTGTTCACGACTGTGACGGCGTTTGAAGCCGCTGAACTTTCAAGAGCGTTCCTCTCCATAGACTCTCTTCGAACATCTGAATTATTACGAGGTTTACTCAACTGTTCAGCAGGTGGTGTATCAGTGCTTGCGGCAGCAGCGGCAGTTATTTTCTCAGCGCGACCCGTTCCATCAGCAGCAAGGGGAGCATCCATCACTTTGTTGAATGCTTTACTAAATGCTTCGGTAGGCGAGTCGCCAAGAGGGTTTACCACTGCGCCAAGTGCAGACCCGATACCCCTTCCTACTGCGACTGGGAATCTGAAAATTTTCTGTACAATTACCTTGACTTTATCAACCATATTACTGAACAAATCTTTGAATGAAAATGAGTCAAGCATCCCGCTGAAGTTTTCAAATCCAAGTTTCTCGGCTATCCAAGAGATGCCATCTTTTAACAGGTCGAGAGGCATCATGATAAGCCCGTTGATAAGACCTTTATAAGCACCATAAAAACCGCCGAGAATTTTGTCCGCTATATTACCACTTTCGGCCGTAAACCCATCGATTGTTCCCGAGATGATGTCAACCAAACCCATAATAATTCCGATCGGGATAAAAATCCTACCAAGAATGGCACCAAAGGCCCGGAAAGCTCCAAACAACCTTCCAAACGCTGTCCCAATTTTAGCAAAAACACCACCCACAGTTTTAATACCTTCTGTTAGTGGCTTGAAAATTTTAGCCAAGATTCCGGTCGGATCAAAGAAGTTTCTTATGGCTTTAAATTTATCCTTCATAAAGGTGCCAAAGTTTGTCAGAGGCTTCTTAATATAGTCATCGAACATATTAATTGTTTTAACAACTAAATCGTCTAAGAATGCGAACACTTTTGAATTCTTAAACTTCTCCATAAGGCGTGTACTAATAAAATCTAATTTCACAATTTTGAGTGCGGCGCGAAGAGTGTCAAACACACCTTCTACAAAACCTATCATCAGTGCAGGACCTATTGCGATAGCGGCTAACAACCCGGCTAATAACCCACCTACTCCTAACCCACCTCCACTAGGAACCTCTCCTCCAGGAGCTCCAGGAACCGCACCAGGCACCAAAGGAGCAGTCGGGTTCTTTAATTCTTGCATCATTTCAAGCATATCGAGTTTATCGGCGCGCATCATCATAAAGAACTCAGCGAAACGATCATCGATCAACGCAACATATTCGGTGGTTTCCTTTTGTTCTTCAATCAAATCACTAAGTGTTATTGTTGCCATTGGCTTGCTCTCTTGCTTGTTTTTCTTCTTCTAATGCTTGAAGCAATAGAATGATGTGTACTTCCCTCTCCCACGGCATCATCATTTCTATTTCTGTCAAAGTATAATTATGATGCCTCTGTAACAAAAAATTTGTTTTAAAATGATTTGCCAAATCATCGTGAGAGAGGCTTATTAAAAAAAACTTTGAATTCCTTTTAATTCTATTTCGTTAGGTTCATGACACTTCACACAGTCATAGACAATCTTATGTTTAACCTGCGGCATGTCCAAAAGAAAAGTTGATACCTTTTCAAATTGTTCTTTAGTCATAGACTCTAGGAACTTACGAATATTCTCTGGTGTCTCGTCAGCCATTTCAATTCGATCTTCTTCAGTTAACACCGCAGACATACTGTTCGCAAGAATATCAAACCCCATTTCGTTTTCATCTTGATTTAGATTAATATCTTTATAACTGGGATATTTCATCTCGACTGTGACCTCGTCACTAATCTTAATTAACTTGTCTTTTGTACCGCCCACACACTCTATACTTTCCAAATCAATTACATGTTCGTTAGGTTCTTTACATGACTCACATGACAGATTTATCGTAGATGACTCACCAACAGATTTTGATCTGAGTTTAATAAAAAGATACTCGATATCAAAGGTGGTAAGACTTTCCACTTTGGTCTGCGACTGTACGCACGATTGGATCGTGTCCATAATAGCACTCATCATCTGAACACCATCACCAGATTCAGCCGCCATCATAAGGACTTTTTCTTCTTTCACAAGATAAGGTCGAAACTTAATCTTTTTACCTGTTGAAGGTATTTTTAACTCATATTTTGGTGTATCATTTAGTACAGGTAATGCCATAATTTATCTCCATTAATTAAATATTGCTTGCAATGCTACCTAGTAGCCCGCTCACTGCATTTCTATTTTTGTTTTTAGGTGTTAATTTTTCACTTTCCCAATAGTGGTAGGAAAACTCTACTGTAATTGTACTTATCTCATTTGATGAGGCGTCCGAGAAGGTCTCATTTGTTATGCTTACAGGAAAGGCTCTGTCAAGAGTCCATTTATAATTCTTATCAAACGAACTTCCTATATCAATATCAAAATTAATATTGATTGGGCCCAGTTCAATTTGCTTGTCGTAGATCGGATAACTCACACCTTTCTCTAACTGAAATATTTCTACTTTCTTACAGTACTGATCTGGATAAGAGGATTCGTATCTACCTTCGATGTCATCATATTTTTCCAGAGCAAGTTGTTGCCATACTTCAAAGTATTCACGAACAGACTGATCATTCAACACTCGAAAGGTCATAGAAACATTCGGGTTGACAAAACCATAAACGACATCTTGTTTCACAATTCCCAACTCACGTTGAACAGTTGTCAACTGTCGTGCGGGCAAAGTAACGTTTGTACAAAGGACCCCGAGTTCATATGAACTATATTGCCCAAACGAAGGCAGATACACATAGTAAAGATTTGTTCGAGCAAGACCGCGGCCCTTTGAGACGATCGATTTTAATTCTTCTACTGTTCCCGACTTAAGCATTCATTATTCTCCGAGAATCTTTATAAACCTGACCCATTTTCCCTTTCTGCCATTGAGCGGCTGGAAGAAATGTTGCAATCTCCCATTCAGGAGGGGCAATGTACGCAAGTTTTCCTTCTATCTGACTTGTTAAGTAATGTTTAAAGCAAGGCTTAAAATACTTAAACTTTGCCGCCCGATTTAGAAATTGATATGACACTTCAAACCTTGTTGACTCGTTGTACTTTTTATTGTTGGTGATGTCCATCAGGTTGTCAAGAAACTTAGCACGAAGAGGTATCGGCAGATAGTGTAGATTCATACCATAAAACCCCTTTGCCGCCGGACCAATCGCAATCACCAAGGGAAACGAATCCCAATACGGGAGCGTGTCTCTGTTCTTCGCATCGTAGAAGAACATGAACATAGATCCAGAAGCATGTTTCGACCTTTTCTCAACAGGATCTTCATTCATCAACGCTCTACGATTAAGGTTGCGCATGTTCTGCACTTTCTTTCGAAACCAGTCACGAGACTCTTTGGTGCGTGGCGTGATACCCGCTCGAAACGCTTCTAACTCTACTGTCTGAAAAAGATTTGACACTATAAGACCCTTGGTTCATGCATGAGTGAAATTTGTTCTTCGTTTCTATCTAAACTAAGCCCGCCAACAAAACATCTAAACACCGGAAGTTTAATCGCATATTTTCTCATCGGGAAAACAGCATCAGGAAACGCTTGAACCCATCCCTGTTCACATGGTTGTAATATCTCTTTTCGAAACAGTTCAAATACTCTTTCAGACGAGAAATCGTTTCTTTTATGAAAAATCAACATGTCGTTTAATCTGGCGTATTGGTATTTTCCCGTAATTTCTATAATTGAATCCCATCTTTTTAATCCCTTTGAATTTTCACCTGACTCCGAACTAAATCCGAATATGGTATTTCTGTTGTATGATTTTTTTACAAAATGGTCCCAATCTATTTTTTCGTTCAGTTCCGAATCGTATCGACACCGAACTATCATGTCATATTCTCTAGGGACATCAAAAAGCAATTGTAACGAATGTCCTATAATTTGTTTGTATCCCCAGGCTAATACTTTTGCGTTATATTTTTTGCCAATTTTTTTATCGTTGCATAGAGCATTTAAATAGTCGGATTTTGGTTCTTCGTAGATCGTGTAATTTTCGCCTTCTATTTCATACCCCCGCCAAGTACTAAAAAAGAAATCATAATCAGGAAAAATTCTTCGGAATCTCGTTATATTTTCTTTGTAATTGCCTCGAGGCAGACCAGAAAAACACATAGCAACCTTCATGTCCCTTTTCCCCGAAACGACCCTAACTTTATTAACACCATTTTCATACTTTCTATTTAGTCTTTTTTGTACTCGTTTTCTTCCTCGTGAAAGGTTTTAATGGTTTAGTAGACTTGGGCATTATTCCCATTGCGTTAAGTTGTTTTTCTGTCCAGATCTGAAACTCCCACCCTTGATCTTTCGCATACTCACTTGCCGCTTTCCATTTGTTTTGATTCTTTATATACGTCAATCCTTCATTGATATAACGCTTAGTGCGACGATCACCCTTAGGAGGTGACAGTTCTTTTTCAGGCTTTATTTCTATGAGAACGGTTTTTCCTGACTTGTAAACAATTTTCAAATCCATAAAATACCTGTGGTACTTTCTATCAACTTCATATAGATATGGTATGACAGTTTCTTCGCTTGACCAATATTTTATTTCTGAGTTTTGGTCACACCATTTGAACGCATGTTTCTCCCATAAAGATCTGTAGACGACATTTGAATAATCGCCTTTATACTTCTCGGGATTTTTAACTCGATACCTGCCTTTATATGTCATAAAAACTCTATAAATAAACTAAGATAAACATATTTATTAGGTCTTATATGGACACTATACAAAATCGAAGTGAACGCCGCCAGTACTGGAGCGAAGAACCGAACACGGCAACCGAAGAAGTTGTGATCGCCGAAGAAAAATCTACCCAAGACGTTAATCAAGAAGCCACAGATCCTTCAGAAGAATCGCAGGAAGAGTCTCGGAATTTTAAATATCCCCTCACACTATCAAGGTCTTTTCCTGCCCGTATTATTTTTACAGCAGTCAAAACTGAAGGTGTTGATATATCAGAAAAGATAGGGAAGTTGTTTAATTACTTAAGCGAAAAGACATCTAATCCGGTGGAGTCGCTAGCCGGCACGGCTGAAGACGGGATGACCGAGCGAGGAACTATCAGTAATACTGTCCTTCGCTCTCAGAACGGCGAGTCTCTCACAGACATACTTTTTGAAACCGAAGAAGGTGAAGCACAACAAGCGTCTTACTTTCAGACATATGAGAATAAAGGCGGTGGTGAACGCGTTGGTAGCGTCACCTTGCCTCTTCAACGTGATCTGCGATACAGTGATCTGGCACAATATGAAACTGCCAACTTAGGACTAGTCGGCGGGGCGCTTGAAGGCGCGATGCAAGGACAAAATCCATTTGCTGGAGCCTCGTCTAATGGTCAACTATTATCAACAGCGTCTGCTCTTGCGGCCGCCGCAATCGCTAAAGGTGCGGGAGAAGTTTTAGGTGCAGCGATTGGTAGCGCATTCGGCAGTGCCGGCGCAGTTGTGGGTGCCTCGGCACTAGGAGATACCATGGGAGGTCTTTCTCCTGCTGTACGAAGCGCAACACGAATCGCATCTGCCCCCAATCAACGAACACTTTTTCAGCAAGTGGGAATAAGAAGTTTTGCTTTCACCTTCAAAATGGTCGCGAACAGTCACGAGGAAGCATTAGAAGTGCGAAACATTGTAAAATTTTTCAGACAAGAACTCTACCCAGAAAAGATACCTCTTGGTGATTCGGGTGTACCCCTTGCGTATAAATTTCCCAACATGTTTGAAATAGATATTAAAAATAATTACGGAGAAAATCCGGCATTTAAAATTCAGAGATGTTATCTTAGAGATGTACAGACATCTTTCAACTCAACCGGAACAGGAATGCATTGGGATGGTAACTTTGTTGAAGTTGATATCTCGTTAGCGTTTCAAGAGATTGTTACTCTGGACAAAGAAAAAATTAGGGGCGGTTTCTAATGTCAAAGTATTTTGAAAATTTTCCCAAGGTTTTCTACCTCTTTGGTGAGGAAGAGTCTCCCGTATTGTTTCAACAACTAACAAGATATGTTGATCTGATTGATATATTACGAGACACAACCGGTGCTTACATCGAGTATGAGATTCGTGATGGGGATAGACCCGACACATTAGCGCACAGACTTTATGGTAAGAGTGAGTATGATTGGACCTTCTTCTTGATGAATGAGAGATTGCGAGAACAAGGTTGGCCGAAGACGCTTCAACAATTATACACGTATGCTCAGAATACGATGTTTCCAAACTACACTGTTAAACTAAATTTGACAGAAGCGGATAGCGCAGGGATTCGAAATCTTGCTGACAAATATCCTGTTGGGCAAGCAGTGTTAGTTCAGGGTAGTGACGGCGTTGTTGTCAGAAAGAATCTTAATGTAGGCGAGATTACCATTTCGTCAGACAGCGACATTACAGGTAAGGATGAGATCTCTTATGCTGATGGTTCTAATGAGCTTGCCGGGCTTCAGGCTACAGTTTATGAATATCAGGGAACACATCACTACGAGAATGATTCGGGAACATACCTTGACTTCTTTTACCAATTCGAACCCTCGAAGATTCCTATTACTAATCTTGAGTTTCTGATTAGTCAGAACGATGCTGTCAAGAAGATTCGAGTAATTAAAAAACAATACATCGAACAAGTTGTAGGCGACTTCAAGCGACTACTTAAGAGAACTTAATGGCTCAAAACCAATCTCAGTTTGGAATACTCGAAGCGTCTATAATTTTATCTTCTGTCAAAAACGAAGATAAGGTTGTAGATGTTCGGGGTAATATTGTCGAAGTAAACTTATTCGAGAATCTATATAAGCCCTATGTAGATTCAACGATTGTTCTCATAGATGACTTTGGTCTTAAAAAATCATTAAATATTCAGGGGACAGAAAGACTTAAACTTGTTTTGGGTGACGCTGAAAATCCAGAGGAACCGGTCGTCGTCAAGTATTTCTTTTTCTCGAAGATAAACGACACACAAAAAATGAATGAGAGAGCAGAATTGCTCTCGATTAGTTTGGTCGAAGAACATGTATATATTGATGCTATAAAACAGTTTAGTAAATCTTATACAGACGAACTCGAAAACATTATCACTTCTATAGCAGATAATGAATTGGGTAAGACAGTAGTCAAAAGTTTATTTGAACCATCTGTTCAAGGTCCGAGAAAGATAATCGTACCTTATCTAAGCCCCCTTGAAGCGATACAGTGGTTAAGAGACCGCGCAACAACTCAAACAGGTTCACCTATATTTTTGTCAGGAAGTCTTTACACAAACAGTCTCGTGATGTCATCCCTTGACGGTCTGCTCAGAGAAGATGTGATCAATGATAAACTGCCTCTGAGATATAGTTCTGCGATTTCTGGTGTTGACGCGGATCAGGATCAACTTAGACCTTATTATGAAATCATGTCGTTCAAAGAGGTGGATGCTGAAAACTCGTTGGCACTGTATGAGAATGGTGCGATTGGATCTTTTTATGCGAGCATTGATGCTGGGACAGGAGTACTATCAGGCGATCACATTAGTATTCGAGATATCCTTGACGAGTTCTACACGAACAAATTGATCTCCGCAGATACAAATCAATCTGTTTTCGATCCGTCTTTGGAGATCGATGGTAAATTATCTGACGAATACAACTCGTTACATATTCATCAAGTCGTGTCAAGTAACACATATAACCAATTCAAGAGTTATCACGACGAGACTTCATTATTGGGGGAGAACAACAGCCTAATCGAGTCGCGATTGAAGGCTAAGAATAAAATCATAAGAACCTTCTTGAAGAAGAACATCATTGATATCGGAATGAATGGGTCGTTATTCTTCAAAGGTAAGATCAGTGTAGGTCGCAAATTAAGACTTCTGTTTCTAAACTCAAATGTTCAGGGGGATCTAAAAGACACCAATGATCAGATCGACAAAAGAAAATCTGGAGACTATATAATTCTTGCAACCAATCATAGACTCGCTGACGAGAAACACACTACGATTTTAAGATTGACCAAACTAGGCGAACTGCCAAAAGACTTTAGAGTATGAAGCATTTAAAGGATAACACTTAATGGCTGTTCTAAGACCTATACAGAAAGAGTTTTATGGGGACGATTATCGATGGTTCTTCGGAACTGTTGTTAACTCACATCCACCATCAGGCCTTGAAGGTCGTGTTAAAGTCAGAATTTATGGCGTACACAGTGAGAGTACAGAAAACATTCCTGAGAAAGATTTACCATGGGCACAAGTATTAGTTCCTACCACAGAAGGTGGTGCGTCTGGTATTGGAAAAATACCTCAACTTGTTTCGGGTGCGTTTGTGTTCGGTGTTTTTCTTGACGGGGTATCATCTCAAATTCCTTTAATTCTAGGGTCATTACCTCGAACAGAATTTCCTTCGAGTGTTCAGAGTGGTCGACAAAACAATACAGATAATAGTTTTGAGTATGACCAAGAAAGACTACAGAATGTTGTTTCGACTCGTATGAAGGACGACAATGTAGCAGAAGCAAGTTTCGGTAACTACGCTCTTGTAGGTCTCAGACGACAGCAATCAGTAAAGTTCTTTATCGATAATGGTTATGAGTTAATTCATGCGGCAGCCATAACAGGGGCGCTCGAAGGTGTTTCTCGTTTTAAAACATATGACGATGACATCACCGAAGAAACTGTGGGTATTGTTCAGTGGAAAAACACAACAGAAATCGGTAGTCGATTTTCTGACCTGTTAAGATTTGCCGCACAATATTCCCCGAACTCTGATTGGAGATTATTTTCTATTCAGTTACAATTTGTGGTGTTCGAGTTAAGAAATCGTTTAAGCCTTGCTAATCGAAAACTTCTTGCGACATCTAATATTAAAGATGCGAGTGTAGTGATTAACAAAGAATATATCAAAGGGTCAAATCGAACAGACATACTCGCACAAAGGGCTTACGACGAGGTGCTTTCATAATGTCGGACAAACAAAAATTATCGGAATCGGTAAAGAATGCAGAGGCTTCTGTTGATACAACTCAACTCGAATCATCTGCAAAAAATGCCAAAGACTCTTTAAAGAATTCGGTCGAAAGTGTTTCGGGTAGTGTCGCCGGTCAAGTCGAAGGTGGCGTCAAAAGTTTAACACAAAAATTCGACAAGTATCAAGATAAGTTAAGCAATGTGACTACCGAAGGGTTGATTGACGACGGTATTCAAAGCCTTGAAGGTATGAAGACCGCCTTTGTCGATGAACTAACTTCGGGGCTCGCATCTAAGTTTGGGTCGGCTGTCAAAATTACATTTAGCGAACCCGATGAGAATGGTGTCGTGTTTCCTATCCAAGCAACACTTGATGCTGAAGGTGGCGTTAGCGGTACCGTAGCCTCTGTGCTTCAGTTAATCACGGGTCTTGGAGTGACTCCAGGCAATCTTCAAAAAGCACTTGTCGAAGCCAGCCCTCAAGGTATTCTCGACGCAGGCAAAGATATACTATCTGGTAAGATGGGTGCTTTTGATGGTGCTTCAGCAATCAATTCTCTTGCAAATAAAGCAATCACAAGCGTAACAGACGAACTCGAATCGGTAGTCAGAACCAGTCTTGCGTCAAACAGCAATCTCAACACTGTGATCAGCACGATTTCTGCTGTTGATGCGAACGGTAATATTACAAGGTCTTCAGTGACTTCTTCTCGCATAGGTCGAGGAGAAACTGATAGTGCCGAATTTAATGAGGCAATTTTAAAGAATAAAACAAACCCTTTAGCAGATTTATCCAATATTGTGAAAGATTCGGGTAACATCAAACAGAATCTAAAGAAAGCAGGTTCCGACCTTGAAAACTTATCGGGTGGTAAAGATTCGAAAACTGTCCTCAACTCTGTTACAGGATCGGCCGAAGCAAGAAACACATACACAACAAAGGGTGATGAATACAGATCACTCATACAAACAAAGGTCGCAAAGGGATCTCAAACAGGTATCATACAGGGCATTAGTACAGAGGTTCTGTCAGATGTTAAGAAACGGGTTCGTGACTTTGCACCCAAACTTACAGACGAACAAACCAACAGGGTTGTTAACTTGTCTCAGGGCGATGCTGGTGACATCTCAGAAGCGGTGAGACTGTTGTATGACGCGACAGGCAAATCATTCGATAGTATACGACAGTTAGTGAAGAGTATCGACACAACGATCGACAACGCTACTCGTGTCACTCCTAGTGAGGCTGTCTTTTCTGAACCATATGTTATTGGATCATATGAGAAAGAGTGGAAGAAAGGTGAAGGCGAACCCGTTTTCCCTTATGTGTCATCTATTGAAGAACTACAGGCTGAACTGCGAAATGTTGATCGTGATGTGACTGAAGTAGTCACACACTGGAGCGAGACACACACCAACAAGAATATTGGTTCTGAAGAAATCAATAAATACCATTTAGATCTTGGGTTGGATGGGATTGGTTACCACTATGTTATCAGACGCGATGGTTCTCTACAGAGAGGTAGACCAGTTAACACACAAGGGCAACACGCTCCTGTAAACAGTCATGATCTGAGAAGTATCGGAATTGTGTTTGTTGGAGGAATTAATGTTCCTTCGGGAACACCTAATTCAGAAAACTTTTTATCAGTACAATCGTTGACGAGAAGCCAGTTGAATACTTTTGACCACTTTTGTAGATCGTTCTATGCGGTATTTCCGGGTGGTCAGATCATTGGTCATAATGATATCGACGAGGACGAAATAGACCCAGGCTTTGAGGTGATTAATTATGTTGAGAATATTTTCAGAAAACAATCGAAGTTTACAGATACATTATCACAAGCGCCACTAACGATCGACGAGATTCTAAAAAATGACGAATAAACTTGATTCATTAAAAGAAAGAACAGAGAAATTTGGCGAAGGTCAAGAAGAAACTGTAGGCATCTCGCAAGAGGGGTTCTCTGACGCATCTGGTGAATATCCCAAACGTGATTACTTTTTCGGTTCGAGTGTTAACAAAGCCTCAAAGGGAGAAACAGTAAACTCGCTGGATCTTGGGGGTGGTGACTACGATCTTTCTCTAAACGTATCAGATCAAAAACCTTCTCAGTATCCCTACAATCAAGTCTCTGAATCTCCATCGGGTCATGTTATCGAGATCGATGATACGCCCGGCGGTGAGAGAGTTTTGATCAAGCATCGCACAGGTGCGGGTGTTGAAATGCGCGCCGATGGTACTGTTATCATTTCTTCAAAAAATCAGAGAGTAGAAGTTACAGGTGGTGATCAAACAACGATCGTTGAAGGGGAAGGTAATCTTGTTTACAAAGGTAATCTTACTCTTTCTGTCACGGGTGATTTTAATGTTGATGTCGGTGGCAATTATAACCTCAACGTCGCCGGTGATAAGATCGAAGAAATTAAAGGGCGACATACCAAAACAGTAAACCGTGACCAGAACTATACCATTCGAGGTTCTCGTGGCGCTCAAGTCATCGGAATGAATACTGAGACATTACTTGACGATCACAATGTTGTTGTCGCAGGAAATATGAACAACTTTGTTCAGGGTAACACAGAGATTCTTTCGGGTGGTGATTTCATTCAAACTGCTGTTGGGGAATGGGTAGCGGCATCTTCGATCGCAAACATCACAGCACGACACATTAGTATGATCGGGCACAAAGGAACCATTGGCGGTCCTCTCATGGACTACTACGGGAAGTCATACGGTGGATTTCCTGCGAAAGTTACGAATCTTGCGTGTTTTTACGGGTCTCTTGTGGGTAAAGCCGCAGAAGCAATACATGCTGACTATTCTATTCATGCTGCCAGTGCGGGTTTTGCGAGAGGTGCTGCAACGGCGGTGCAGGCGGTGAAGGCTGCTGCTGTAGGTGGACCAAGTACACTTCCAGTTCCAGAGGTTCCTGTTCCCGGAATCATGCCGTTCATTCCTATTCCACCTACAGCACCGATTCCTAATCCTGCTATTGTGGAACTTCAGTTATCATCAAGCAACTACGGAATTCGAAACGTGGCAGTTGATCCTAAATTAAAGAGTAAGATCACCAAATCTGATGATTATAAAGAATTGTTCAATCATGATCCGTCGATTCATGAGATCCGTTCTAAACTCCGCGACCCTCAACACTTTGGTAACGGAAGTTTTACAAGTTATTTGGTATCTCAGGGCAAACTCAACGGGGATTTCAAAAAGAATATGCCGAAGAATATCGGCCGATCAGCATCCAAGACTGGAACTATTCGATTGGGTGTCAATCTGTTAGGTAACAATCCATCAGACAATCGCAGTAAACGATTCAAGGTGAATAAAAAATGAAGATATTAGTTGACCCTCAATATAATCCAGAGTTCGAATCGTCGATCACCTCTGCTACTAAATTGGGACCAGGCATTACTTGTGCCAAGTTTTTAGGAGCACGAGGTTCACGTACACAGTTTCAAAAATTATACGCGGACGGATTCTTTGGGGCCCCTGATCTGAAACAGATCGCTCGCAACCTTGTGCTCCACACAAACGCAATGAAAACTGTCATAGGTAATACAACGTTTTCACAACATCGTTTGATTGTGTCCGAGGGAATATACGAACCTAATCCAAAGTTTGAAACCCAAGAAATACCATCGGGAAGCGAAGCGAAGGCAAAGAAACTCGCCCGAGAAAATTCTGGTGGGTCCTATGGTAAAA